CTCTCTGCGCGTACTGAACACTCAACTGCTCTGACTGCGCACTCGAATTATACACTTCCCCTATCTGAAGGGGCATTACATCGTCTTTCGGATTGTCCATGAAGAAGACTTTCCCCGGATAAACCTTCTCTTTCGGTTTCCATCCGGCATTCCTCCTGACAGCGAACATCCGCATATTCGCCACCTTCATATTATCATTCCGCATATTATGAATGGTACTCACCTCATCCTGCATATGCTCGGTAATATGACCTACACCACGTCCCTCAATAGTCTGTGATCTCGGGATATACCGCATCGGAACGACAGGACGCCTTCCCATCTCATTATATTCCACATTCAGAACAATACCGCTTTCCTCATGAAACCACATTTCCACATCTTCAGCCGATCCATCCCCATCAACATCATCATAAAACCAAAGATGAGTAATATCATACGTATCAACTTGAGGATCAACCTCAATCAACTCTCCAGCGGCAATCTCCTCTTCCGTAGGATTCTCCCTGTTCCATGCATTTGCCGACGCACGCTTCGGGTTCTTATCCCTAAACTCTAAAAGCTCCTCCACATTCGGCCACGAGCCCTGCATATCCAGAAGCTCATGGTAAGCAAACTTCTCTACATACGCGAACCACGGCATCTCATCAACTTTCTTATACCCAAACGGATACACAACCCGATACGGATCGAAGAGACGAATCCTCGGCCCGTCATGCGCCGTAGAGACCGATTCATTCTCATTCCCATCAACGTCAGTCCACCTAAGCTTCCATGTCTTCGTATACCAATCAACCCCAGCAAACACAATATCCTTGTGACACGCCTCAAGAAGAACTTGCCTTTTTACCGGTTCCAAATCCAAATCCTGCTTACTCTCACTCAAGATCCCCATATAATGGGTAAGCACCTCAGCCTGTTTATTCTCCCTCTGGCTCTCCTCATCGGTCATCCCGTGCCTGTGACTCCGTGCCGTCCAGAAAGGATTCACCGCATCGAAGGCGGTCTTCAAATGACTATAAAGGTTCTGCACGATAATCTGACTGATTGGGACTTCCACATTACTGGAGTTCGGCATCGGATGGTTCTTCGTCTTAAACTGCGGCATCGCTTCCAACTGCCGATCCCACTTCCTCATCGACTCATACTGCTCAGCTCTCGCCGCCCTCTCGGCCTTCAGGTACTTCGAGTACATCTGAACATAATCATTTTGAAGATCCTCATCGTACCGAATGTCCCCTTCAACAGGATTCTCTTCATCGGTCTCTATCTCAACAATTTCTACATCACTCATCACATTCCTCCTCAATACCCGACAATATTCTGAGAAGCTTCAAACTCGAACTCCTCATCTTCCTCAATCGCCTCAGCCACCTCTTCCGCAGAAAAGGGCCTCCTCAACTCAGTAAACGCCTTATCGCTCTCATCCAAAACATCCTTCTTCTTACTAATCGGAAACCCCTTTAACTCTTCTCTAAACTCCGCTCCATGCTCATCAGTAAGATAAACCTCTCCTTTCTGGAGCGCAAGCCCGACACTATTCCGTATCCTCGCATCCTTATCGTAGGTCGCAAACACCGGAATAATATTCACATATGTATCCCGCTTAAAACTTTCACTCCGGATAAGCGGCAAAAGAACCTTCTGCATCGCATTACTCTCAATGGCAAGCCCTCTCACATATCCGGGAAACTTCTTATGACCCTCAAATATATAATCAAACATCTTATTCACATCGAAATATCCGACCCGTCCCCATATCCGGAACTTCCTCGCAGAACTATCCATAGCCCAAATCCCAATACTCGTTCTACTCGTCCTGCTCTTCACACCCTTCTCGGTTCCCGCCGGGTCAACACTCATAACCACATCACAGTCATTCAACCGCACTTGACCGCCTTTCTCCCCGAAATTACCGCCTTCCCACCGGATAATAAACTCTCCAAGATCATCACTCCACCGGATAGAACACCTTTTCGGCGTATAATCATACAGTTCAGCAAGACCGGTACTCTCAGGCTTATTAAAATACTGCGTAGCCGCTGTCCACCAATCATCCCGCTCAAGCTTCCGTATCCCCTCGACCGTAAAGTTCTCCGGGAAAACAATATTCCCACTATGAGGCGGCTCCTCCACCAACCGATAATACACATTCCACGTTCCATCCTCCCGAACCTCAGCATCCTCATCCTGAAACCCGGTCAAACTCTTCATATCCTGCCACGCCAAGCTATACACATCATCGGTCGCATACCGAGTAGCCACCATAACAATCCTACTGGTCTTCCAACTATCGAGAAGGGCCGCCGTATTCGTATTAAAGAAGTCAATCGCCTGTTGCATGAGCGCGTTCGCTTCCCTGTTCGCATTCAAATTATCAAGGCCAATCAAATCATCCAGCACCAACAAATCATGGTGATCGCCCTCACTACTTCCCCCGACACCGCCAACTTTCACACTCGGCTCGGAGTACATCCTCTCCCTATTCCCAAGCACGAACTCCTGCTCATTCCACCGTTTCTCCGTACCCTTCGGAACAAACTGCGGAAAAAGCAAACCAAACAACTGATTCCCATCGAACGTCCTCTGACTGATCCTCTTAAACTGATGGGCCTTATCAATGACCGCATTCACAATCCGAATCCTCAAATTAGGATTCCGAACCAGTTCCCACGTATTCGCTCCATGCGTAAAAATAGTAGACTTATAATGACCCCTCGGAATAAACGCCGCCGCTCTCGCCCCCGGCTCCATACACGCGTCACTTTGCCTAAAGTTGCACATATCCAAATGAAGATCATCATTCAATTTCTCATACGGCCCGGAGAAACCCGCCACTACTTTCAAAAAAAACCACAGATTAACAAGGCTCGCCTGTTTCAAATACTCCAGAACATCCACCTTCGACGGATCAAAATGCTCCGAATTAACCTCACTAATAAGCTCAGTAATAATTCTCTGGCTCTCTTCCTTACTCGAAAACAGGGGCGCATCTTTATGTGGTCTTATCGCAAAACGTTCCATGGCTCAGCTCGCTCCGCTCGCTTCGCGCGGGGTCGCTCGCTTCGCTCGCTCTGAAAGAGGCCGCGAGAGATGGAAGAGGGGTAGGTAGGGGATGGAAATCCGGGTTCGGGTTGGGTGGAGGCCGCGGGAAAGTGTGGCGCGCGCGGGGTTGCTGTTACCCATTTGCATGAGCGGCTCTTCCCTGCTTGTCGGCCCGAGCCTTCGCTCGCGACCTACTGCGTTTATTGCGGGGCGTATAGGTGTAGCATTTGCCCGAGTTGCCCCACCTGTAGCCGGGCTTGCCTCCCTTTCTACATCTCGTCCTCGGCATAAATGTCCTCCGAATCAATAACAGATATATGATATCCCGGCTGGTCTTCCTCGTCCGGGAAAACTTGCACGGCGGTTAAGGTCTTGCCCTCGCCGAACAGAATGGACTCTATCAGACGGGCTCCCTCGGCAAGGAGGGAAAACGCTCTATCTTCTTTGTCCGGGTACTTCTTTGCGAACGCCTTCAGGCTTTCGTCCATCTTTGAATCCTTCTCCGGTATATTGTTTGTCCGGACGGGGCAGGTGCGGAATAATAAAGGGCTTCTTGGATTCCATTCAACCTCCTATCTGATCCAGAAATCGGTCGGGTATACCCTCCGGGGGAGATTCCTCGGATTCACCCGTTGGGGGACTTGCCGTCTCATCTGCCCCTCCATTCTCCGGTTCATCTACGGGTTCATCGGTGGGTTGATCATCCGGGGGATCTTCAAAAGGCTGGTCTGCATGTCCCTCGATGGGCTCGTAGGTTACGTTGATTTCGTCCGGACGGTTGCCGGTTGCAAGGTGGGCCAGCATTTGGAGGGCCCCGGTGATTACCTCGGGGGACAGGGATATGGAGGCCCCTTCGCCCGTTCGAGCTTGCCGGGTGACGCCCGTCCGGTTCAGAATGTCTTTGGCGGTTTCGAGCTGTTCCTTTGGTTTCCCGTATTCAAGGATCTGGTCGTAGGTCGAGATCGCTTTTTCGGACAGGCTGTCCAGACGGGCGAGAAGACGCTCTTTGTTATCAGCGGAATCCGGCATTATAGATAGTTTATTATGGAGATTTTGGATTGTCAACCCGTGGTGGGACTTGTGGGCTCCCGGTCATCTTTTTTATGTTTTTTATGTTTTTTGGGTTTTTTGGGGTTTTATGGGTTGGGGGGAAGGGAGGGGCAAAAATCTCTAAAATCTCCAGTGAGGTTTTTGGACTCTATAGATGTGGGGTGCTTTTAACAACATGACGGGGGGGCACTGTCCGATTGCCCCCGGATCTGGCGTACAATGCCCATTACAAGAAAATAAAAAAAAGTTCGATTTTTCTTGACACACTGGAAAAAAACCCTTAGACTGAACGTAGATCATTGACAATTAAGGGAAGGAAAAGCCGATCGGTATGATCGGTGGTACTGCCGATGCGATTGTGTACGATCAATCC